AAGATATCGATCTCTATGATGGAAATTTGATCCATAATCGGTTCGCTTATAAATATTTTCGGAAAAAGACTCTCCCGATTGGAAATATTATTGCGTTCCGAGCACCAATGAAGGTAGAAACGGAGGGAATGATTGACAATGAAGACCTTCTTAATAATGATTTCATTTATTCTGACGACGCTGTTAATTTTTGCTGGGAGCTTCCTAATTTATGCCCATTGGGTGCTGTATTCTTTCAAAGATTATTCAATACACAAATTGCGAACCTGTTGTCAACGAAATATTTAAAGGCTCCCATTGAAGTTGACGGTGATGACTTAATTGTACACAAAGAATTCGAGCAACATGGCATTATTCAACCAAAAGGCAAGTGCAGTGTGAGTATAACCTATTCAAAAGACAACGTTGCTATTGGTCACACTGCAATTAATGTAACTGCCGGTCGACAAGCCCCGTCTTTTGCGTTTTCCACGAATTTAACCGACGATCAAGTGGAAGAATTCATGAAAATCGTGGTGGATTTGTACTATTCCATGACGGACGACGCGTTTATTGCGACAACAAAACTGACCGTATGAGTCTTGGTTCTATATCTAAATTTTTTTTGCAAAACCCGGGAGATTTTCCTATTTTGCTTTTAGAATTGAATTTTTTTAGTTCGTATACGTGTTCCAAATTTTTTTTGCAAAACTTTTAGTAAACCTGGTAATGGATCTTAGACTGTCTGTATTATGAAGCAAGCGAACAATTTTTTTGATTTTGTAACTAATATTTTATTTGAAAAGGATAAAGTTGACATCGATGTCACATCAGCACAAATTTATTCTCCATATATAGTGAATAGGTACGTGACATTTGCTGATGTTCGATTTGTCTCAGCAATAAACAATAGTGTTAATATGTATGGGTCGGTTTTTAGTATAAATGTTGATCATTATAATTTTTTACATGCTTTAATTCCAAAGACAAAAAGAAAATATATTAATTATACTAAAAAAATAAAAAAAGATAAAACTACATATGAAAGGGTATGTAAACAATATGAATTGTCACAACGTGAAGTGGATTTGTATTCAGAAACATTTAAGATAAATATTAAAAAGTATGAATGAGAAAAAGTTAAAAAAACAATACGAACAAGCATTAGATAAGTTAGAGTTAACTGACGGTCAACGTGATGCTTTTGATCATGATGCAAAGCGAAGCTTAATTGACTTAGAGACGTATCAAGAGACTGATACATTTAGTCTTCAAGGATATAAATTGAGCAAAGTTATGGATGATATTGTTTTAGCACAATATGTAGATTTATCAAATGACGGACGGTCTGTTATACGGAACGGCATTCACATTCCACTGTCTCAAGTTAAACGTACATGGCGTCTAGCAAAAGTTATATTAGTCGGCTCACTTTGTAAATTTACTACACCTGGGGATGTAGTTTGCTTTCCAGATGATAAAGGTATTAAGGTTGATAATTTACGAGTAGTTGGTCATGATCATTCTCTTAGAGATTGTATCTTTTTAAATGAGCAACGCTTTTTTGGAATTTGTCAAGACCTAGAAGACGATGATAACTAGTCTAGCTAATCTTAAAGCTATATTATTAGACAAGGTATGTGAGGTAAAGTTTGTAAGACGGAACCTTAAGCCTGGCCGGCCGGTCACTAGGCGAATGTTATGTACTAATAATGCACAGCTTTTAAATTCTGTGGAAGGTCGTACTATTTTAAATTATGTTCCGCCACGTCAGGCTCCTAGTTACAATCCTAATCAAGAAAACTTAATTGTAGTTTGGGATATTTTAATGCAAGGTTATAGGACTATAAATTGCGACACAGTAGATTTAATTAGTACATTAGAATCAGATGAAACATTTTGGGTATATTTAAATGAGAAAATTTCGCCAATGTCTGCTGGTGAGAAGATGGGATTTATGAACACATGACATATGACGGCGTTGATAATATATTAAAAAGGCTATTACTTACTACTGTTAAGATTACATCTAAAAAACGTACTCTTGGTATTGGGCAAATTATGCTATATGATATAAAGGATTTTAATATTAAATTATTATTTAGCAATAATAAAAAAGTAGAGCTATTATATCCTTTTAATATTATTACTGATAAAAAAATCGTTTATTTTGATTATACTTTACAACACATACATCAGGATGATATTATATGGAAGGCGCGTATTAATCGATTAATTAAAAACCAACGCAACAAGTATCATGACTTGCTTCTCTCTATAGAGATATTATAATATACATATGGGTCTTAAAAATTTCCCGAAAGGATATATTCCATCCTCAAGTCAGCAATATGCTATACCTAATATACTTGATGCGTTTAAGGAAAATAAGTTTGTTGTCATGCAAGGACCGACTGGCTGTGGAAAGAGTTTTGTCGCTAAAACAATAGCAAATGGATTACAAAAACTGCCATCCAGGTTATCAAAGATAGTTTCTGATTATAGAGCATTTGAGACATCTTGGGATAATGGTAAATTAGTTTATGAATATGCAGATGATTTTGTAAATAAAAATTATGGCACATCGATATTAACAACAACAAAAGCACTACAGGATCAGTATACTAAAGATTTTGAAGATATAAAACCTCTTAAAGGTAAGAGTTCATATATTTGTAATTTAGATGAGCGGAGCTTTGCAGATGCAGCACCGTGTATTTTTAGTTCTAAATTAAAAAGGGAATGTTGGGATTGCAATAGATGTGATTATTATGAAGCTAAAAATAAATCTATTACTGCGAAGATAAGTGTAGAGAGTTATTCGAGCTTTTTTCATAAGCCTGATCATTTAAAATATAGACAGCTCATTGTATGTGATGAGGCTTCTGAATTAGAAAATATAATAGTTAGTCGGTTTAGTTGCAGTATTGAATTGAATAAGCTAAACAAGCACGGGTTTAGTTTGTTGTATTCATCTAACAGAAAACGATTTCATAATAATTTAATTAAATTACAAAGTGAGTTAGAAGGCAGATATATTGAGTTACTTCGGATGCTTGAAAAGCATTCTGATACAATTAGCGACACTGTGAAGAAGGAATTTAAATTGATTGCTGACTTAAAAGGAGATTTGTCTCTTGTTATTGATACCTGGCAACAATCTGAATATATTATTAACAAAGCTTTTATTCATAATAAAAAATACATACAACTAATACCTAAAAAGATTGATGTACTAGCTCAACACTTATTTAAATATGCCGATAAAGTTCTTTTTATGTCTGCTACGTTTGTCGATTATAGGCGGGTCATGAGGAGTCTTGGAGTAGCAGAACAAGATTTTAAATATATAGATTTACCTTCGTCATTTGAGCCATCTCTTTCTCCAATCATATTTGGTACATTTCAACTTTCAAAAAAGAATATTGATAGATATTTTCCTAAGGTAGTTAAGTGTGTAGAAGAAATTTTAGAAGAACATAAGGATGTAAAGGGATTAATTCATACTCAGTCAAATGTTTTAACATTAAAGTTAAAACATCAATTAAAAAATGATAGAGTATTATATCGTATAAGAGGTGATAAAGATAATATAGATATATTAACTGAACACTCTAACAGTTCTAAGCCTACTGTCTTAGCGAGCCCGTCATTAAATTTTGGAGTTGATTTAAAAGGAGATGCATCTCGGTTTTGTATTATTATTAAGTGTCCATGGCCTGACTTAGGAGACGTAAGAGTAAAAGAGATGTCAAAAAATGATTATAAATGGTATACAAATAAAATGTTTACAACATTTATTCAGCAATGCGGTAGGTGTACTAGAGACGAAAATGACTACAGTACTACATATGTTATCGATGCAGGAAGTATAAGAAAGTTATTACCAGAATATAGAACTTTGTTACCAGATTATTTTTTAGACCGTTTTATTTAATAAATATTTATAATGAAAAACCAATATTATGGTTTTGAGCTAAAAGATATGATACGGCAGTTTATTACTGCTTTTAATAGTATTGTCATTAATAGATATAATAAAAGTAAGGCTGTTGTTGATCAATTAAAGGTTGGATTTTATTATGGTCCTAAAGAAAGAGCACTTCATGACATAGTTAATAAGGCTCAATCTTTAAAGCTCCCTACAATTGCAGTTCATTATACATCTATTGCGCGCGACTCGGAAAGAGTATTTAATAAGATTCCTGGGTTTTACTATACAAAAGCCCCTTCGGTTAGTGCTGGTGCATTTGATTCTGATTGGCTACAGACACCTATTCCAATTAATGTAGGTATATCTATGTCTATCATGACAAAGTTTCAAACTGATATGGATCAAATTTTGAGTAATTTTGTTCCTTATAATAATCCTTATATTATTATAAGTTGGAAGGTACCCTCGTCACAAAATTTAGCAAACGATTTGGAGATTAGGACTGAAATATTATGGGACGGTTCTTTATCTTTAGACTATCCTATTGAAGTATCTGGGGCTCAACCAGCTAGAATTATTGCTAATACAAATTTTACAATGAAAGGTTGGCTCTTTAAAGGACCTCCTACGGAAGATACTAAGAACATATTTACTATCGATCAAGACTTTGTGCCTGTAAATACATTTAATTATGAGTAAATTTATAAAATATGATTCTACTTTAACAGACGTTACGGCGTTTAGCGGTAATTTTGATCATAGAGAGCTCTCAGGTAGACCAGAGTTTACTGGTGGTAATACATATACCACACTTACTTGTGGTTACTCTGGCTCTAGAACATTCGAAGGTTATAATTTCGACTCTGTACAATCAGTATTATTGAGTTCAACAGATAATACATTATTTCTTACAAGTGCCAACGGTGGGTTTACTAATTGGCCGATATCAGGATTTACTTCTATTAGTACATTATGTGACGGAGCTGTAATATCCCCGGCAATATCAGGACTTTTAACTAGCAATTATACACTAAATAGTTATAATAGTATGTCTGTAACTTTCCCGATGATTACTGCGACTGGTAGTATTGACGTTATACCCATGAATGCAGCAGGATATGGAAGTTTAGTAAACGATATAAATACAACAATAACAATAAATTAAGATGGACGACGGAAAAAAAGGTACATTTGGAAGAGGGTTACAGAAGTTTATTCAAAATAATTTACCCTATAGGACACCGGGTGACATTATAGATGATGTAACTGAAGAGAATCCTAAGTTTAAAGATTTTTATAAAGCAGGCTCTTTGCGTAAAGAGCTATTAG